TATCAAAGCTACCTGCATTAAAGAAAAAGACTAAAGCAGGTGGGCATTGGTATACTACAGAGAAAAAAGATTATGACTATGTAACATCTAGAGTTGCTGATGCACAAACTCAAAAGCAAAAACAATTTGCTGCTATAATGAGGATGAGAGCGCTCATGGAATACACTACTAAAGAGTCTTATACTAAATCATTACTAAAGAACTTAGGTAATAAGTGTATCATCTTTGCTAATACCCAGAAACAAGCAGATAGAATCTGTAAGTTTAGTTATCATTCTACCAATAACAAATCAGAGGACAACCTAGAAATGTTTATTGATGGTAGAATAGATCAGCTATCCTGTGTGTTACAGCTATCAGAAGGTGTTACTATAAAAAACCTAAAGCAAGGTATTATCATGCATGCGTATGGTAATGAAAAGAAAACAGCACAGAGAATAGGAAGACTGCTCAGGTTAAATCCAACTGAGACTGCAACATGTCACATACTATGTTACAAAGGAACTCAGGATGCATCATGGGTCAAGTCTTCATTAAAAGGATTTGATCAAAACAAAATTAAATACTATAACCCACTAAAAAGATAACTAATGGAAATAATATATGTAATACTAATATTTGGTTACTTACTAACCTTAAGAATAGCCTATAGTGTAGGTAAAGGAGTAGGTAGAAGCAAATTTATAAATAAAATTAATAAACTAACAATAAGTAATATGCTAGAGCATAAGAGAACTTGTTTTAAAAAAATATAACATGGGAAAAATGAAAGAAATATTTATGGAAAGAATGGAGAATGAATACCAAGGTAATCATGATGCATTCATACATGGTCTAGCACAAGCTAGCTGTGAAGAGTTTATAAAAGATGAGGAACACATGTGTCCTAATTGCATGCAACCTGGTATAGAACGTAATGAGACTGAGGCAAGATGTATTAACTGTGGTCAGGAGTATGTATTTGTTAATTCAGCACTAAGATTTAAGTAATGCCTAGATATACATATAACATAACAACTTGGATTGATGAAGAGTTAGAGGAAAAAGCTTTATATTGTGAAGTAGATTACACTTATCATAAAGAAGAAAAAGAAGTGTGGACAGAAAGCAATGGAGATCCTGGTACACCAGGTTATCCTGCTTATGTAGATATACATGCAATATATATGCCTTTAAAGGATGAAAACGGTAATACAGTAGGTGCTGATATAATGCCTATATTACATGAAATGGATATAGATTTAGATAACATAGAAAATCAAATATTAAAAGAAAATGAGTGAAGAAACAGAAAAAGACATGCAAGACATGCAAATGAGTAGCCTAGAAGAAGATGTAAAATATAGACAAGGTAGATCAAGATATAGAGTTGAGCAAACTGAAAAAGTAACGTTTATTATAATCTTTGCCTGTATTCTTGGTATATCTATAATGTGGTATACATCAATATGAAGGATCAACTATTTATAAAAGCAGAAATAAAAGATGGAAAGTTACATTTTCCTATAAAAGCTTTTGAAACTAAGTATAACAACTTTTTTAAGAAGCAGCCAGATGGTTCTAAAATAGAATTATTTATTGGTGTACAAGATGGTAAGGGTAGTAACCCTCAGCTAGCAAGAATTCATGCTATGATAAGAGAAATAGCTAATGAAATAGGCTATACATTTGAAGAAATAAAACTACAAGTTAAGCGTAAAGCTGGCCTATGTTTTAATAAGAATGGTGTAGAGTGGTGTAAATCATTTGCAGATTGTGACAAAGATGAATTAAATCTTGCAATACAAGCATGTGTAGAAATAGGAGACTTTAGTGGAATGCAGTTAAGATAACTTAGCTATCTCTTGTGCTAAGAAGGCTAGTCCTTCACCAGGAGTTTTTTTAGTCTGAGCTTCTTTAGCTAATTCAGCAAGCTTCTCATCATCAACAGGAAGTTCTTGTTCAACTTCTAAATCTTGTTGTTTAGCAAAAGACTTAAGTAAATGTGTTAAAGAATATATAGTGTATAGCTCATGCTCAATAGGTGTCAAAGATTTATCTTTACCTTTAAGTTTGCCGCTAATGATATCATGGAACTTTTCAGTTAACTCACCTATCTTACTATAGTCATCATAAAATTCAGAAATGTATCTATAATATACATTTTGTAGACCAGGAATAAAAGCAGGAGACACTTCTATATTTTTAATAAGCTTACTAAAGTCATAGGTAACTACTTTACGTATAGATTGTTTCTTTTCTTCCATAATAATAAGATTTATAATACAAATATACAATAATATATGAAAAAATTAGAAATAGACATCAATAATCTAAGAGAAAGAATAAACAAAACATTGGATGATTCAGGGTGGACACCTGCATTAGCTCCTTTTATAAATGGATTAAGCTTTGACATAATACTTAACAATTTAGTTAGTATGGTAGAAGCTGATAAAAGATTTACACCAAGGTTTAAAGATATATTTAATGCATTCAAAGAATGCCCTTACAATGACATAAAAGTTATAGTAATAGGACAAGATCCATATCCACAACTAGGAGTAGCTGACGGAATAGCTTTTAGTTGCTCAAACAAAGGTAAGGCTGAAAAATCCTTACAATATATACTTAAAGCACTAAATGATAAAGATGGTGATGTTGACTTAAGACGTTGGTCAAACCAGGGCGTGCTGTTACTTAACACAGCCTTTACATGTGAAGTTAACTCAATAGGTTCACACATAAACTTGTGGAAACCATTTGCTATCTATTTATTTGAGTTATTAAACAGACATCATAAAAATATACCTGTCATAATGATGGGTAAAAAGGCTGAAGATTGGGAAATATACTTGTCTAATCAAAAAATATATAAGGTAGCACACCCGGCATCAGCAGCATATAGAGGTGGGTCATGGGATTGTAAAGATGTATTCAACCAAGTTAATGAAGAGCTCAAAAAGCAAGAAAAGACTTGCATAGAATGGTAAAAAAACTTATATTTATAACCTCAAAAAACCAATAAAACATGTGGGATTTATTCCAAGTAATGTTGAAAAAGAACATTACACCTAACCAAGTACTTATGCTGTTTGGCATAAAAAATGGTGTAACAACACCACCTAAAGATACCAGACAACAAGACAAAGATCATTTAGTTTCAATAGGATTTCTAGACTTTAAAAATGGAGTCTATTTAATGACTGGAGAAGCTAAAGCTTTTTGTATAAGGCTTGATAACTACTTTATTAAAGCTAAGAAGAAAACAGATATACAACTTATGGGTAAAGACTTTGTAGACAAGATAAATGAATACAGAGAAATATTCCCAGCTAAGAAATTACCAAGCGGTAAACCTGCAAGAAATAATGTAAAAGCTCTAGGAGAAGCTTTTAGGTGGTTATTCCAAACATATGAGTATAACTGGTCTGATATACTTAAAGCCACTAGAATGTATGTAAATGAGTACAGAGACGCTGATTACTTATATATGCAGACTAGCCAGTACTTTATATGCAAACAAGACAAACATAGAGTAAAACACTCAACACTTGCTGATTACTGTGACATGATTAAAGAAGGTGTGAATACAGAGGATGATCACTTTAAAGAGAATGTAGTATGAGACAGTTTAGACCACATATAGAATATAAGTTTAAAATTGTAAAAGTATTACATGAAACAGCTAAGGCTATTTTATTTTTAATGAAAGAACACAAAGTTTCTATTTGGGTACCTAAAGCTTGGATAAATAGAAGGGGTAAAACTTTTTTTGTTGTGTCAGATAGTAAAGGACTTGAAATTAAATTAAAAATGCTTGCTGAAGTAGATGCACTTATAAATAACTTGGAAGTATGAAGAAGAAAGAATCTTGGGTTGGACAATATGCTGCCTTTAATGAGGCACTTAAATATATGTATGCCAGATCAACTGGTGAAGAGAAGTCAATATATACTCCATGGCCTAAGTTTAATGACGCAGCTACTGATGGTTTAGAATGGAACACGTTGACTGTAATTGGTGGTAGACCTGGTTCAGGTAAAACACTAATCAAAGATCAAATCATAAGAGAATCATTTGCTCTTAACCCTCATGATAAGTTTAGAGTATTAGAATTTCAATTTGAGATGGTGGGTAGAACCTCAGCAATCAGAGAGTTTAGTTCTATTACTGGTAAAACTTATAAAGAGTTATGTAGTGCAGGATCTGTATTAAGCACAGATACATTAAATGCTTGTCATTTATATGCTAAAGAAAGAGTGAAGCATCCAGTTGACATAATTAGTACACCTATGACTGTTAATCAAATGCGTGAACAAATAGATGCTTATATGAATTTACATAAGGGCGTTAACACAATGATAACGCTTGATCATACAATGTTAGTTAAGAGAGCACCATACCAGAATAGCACATTAGATATGTTATTTGAATTAGGTGAGTTCTTTACTCAGTGTAAGAGAGACTATCCATGTTTGTTTATTGCCTTGTCACAACTTAATAGGAATATAGACAACCCAGATAGAGCTATAGATGGTAAGTATGGTAACTATATACTAGAGTCAGATATATTTGGCTCAGATGCAATGCTACAACATGCAGACATGTTAATAGGTATCAATAGACCAGCTAAGCAGAAGATTAGATTTTATGGACCTGATAGATATATAATAGAAAATGATAGAACATTAGTATTACACTTTCTTAAAGCAAGAAATGGTGATGCAAGAATGAGTTTCTTCAAGGCAAAATTTGAACAGATGCAAATTGAAGAGATGGCTACACCAGGTCAACAAGAACGCAGATGATAAATACTAAAAATATAAATAATAATAATATGGGACTAACACCCGCAGAACGTAAACAAAAAGTTTTAAAACTTAGAGAAGAGCATGCAGATTACTTCTTAGTTGATGGTAACCCTGATGCACTATATATTCCTAAGATGGCTTATAGACCATCTGGTAAGGATGATTTACATGTAAGTTTCTTTCCAAGTGAGCTTGAGAAAGAGGCAAACATATACACTGAATTTGTAAGCATTGATTATGATTCAGAAGATCCTAAGAGGACTCTATACTTACATAAGTATAACCCACACTGGCAATCAGAATATGAACTAATAACAAGTAACTCTGGATTTCAGAGACACTTGATTCCAGTTAGTGAGCTTAAAGTAATTAATGATGTAATAAGCAGAGGTCATAATAAACAAACTGCAATTGAAGAGGGACTTGATCATAAAGGTGAAGAGAAACCACAATTACAATTTTTTAATATTGCTGACCCTGAGGCAACACCGTCATCAGATATAGTAAATAAACTAGAGGAAATTAATCAGACATTAATAACATTAACTAAAGTAATAAATAAATTTAATAAATAAATATGGCACAAAGCGTATTAGTAATTGCAGATTCAGGTACAGGAAAGTCTACCTCAATCAGGACATTAGATCCTAAAGAGACTTTCATTATAAACATTGCAAATAAACCTCTACCTTTTAAGGGATACAAGAGTAAGTATACTCAAATTAGTAAGGATAATCCAAAAGGTAATATAACATCAGCAGCATCAGCGGCTGGTATTATAAAGGCAATCAAGCATGTTGATGATAAAATGTCACACATCAAAACTTTAGTGGTAGATGACTGGCAATATATGAGCTCCTTTGAATATTTTGATAGAGCCAATGAGAAAGGTTATGACAAGTTTACGCAGATAGCAGCTAACCTAGCAATGGTAGCTAAAATGCCTAAAGATTTAAGAGATGACCTTACTGTTATCTTTCTGACACACTCAGAAGATTCAACTGATATAAACGGAAACAGAAAAATTAAAGCTAAGACTATTGGTAAAATGATAGATAATACTTTAACTTTGGAAGGCCTATTTTCTATTGTGCTATTTGGAAAAGTAAATAAAAATGATGATGGTGAACTCACTTATGGTTTTGAAACTCAGAACTCAGGAGAGAACACATGTAAATCACCTATGGGTATGTTTGAGGATAAGTTTATCCCTAATGACCTTGCGTATGTAAAAGAATGCATGCAAAAATATGAAGAATAATAAATCAATTAATTAAAAAAGAAAAATTATGTTAAGTACTAAAGACATGTCTGTAGGATCAGGCAGCATCAAACCAGTTATTGGAGTAGGAAATCACAAATTAAAAATCAATTCAATTACTTTTGATCAAACGCCTTATGATGCAGATGCATTTAATATTATGTTACATGTAGAAGGTGAAGCAGTGACAGGAGAATTTAATGGTTTCTTAAAAGATATGAATAAGCCTGATGGAGAACGTTATACAGGCCAAGTAGGTAGAGTAAGATTCTCACCATATCCATATAAAGATGCTACATTAAATAATGGTAATGAAATCAAGAGAGATACTGAAGTATTAAAAGCTATGGTATTTTTATCTGAGGTTGTTGGTAAAAGAAATGAGCTAGATGCCATTGAAGCAAATACAATTGAAGATTTTATGATTAAAGCTGCAAAAGTATGTTCTGAAACTGGATTCATCAACGCATGCTTAGGTGCACGTGAGTGGGAAAACAAAGAAGGTTATGTAAATAATGACTTGTTTTTACCTAAGATGAATAAAGAAGGTGTTCCATTAGAAGCTATTGACA